ATATACCTGCACAAGCAGAGTATCAAATACTTGAAGCAGCCAAACAGATGATGATAGAGATACGTGATTTTCATGCAGATATTTCAAGTGGAGTGCCAAGACGTGTTGCAGCCGCATTGAGATATGCTGAACTTGCTGGGGAGTCTACACGTAGCCCCTACAAACTTACTTCAGAACGTATAGCACAACGTTTGCGTTCAAGGCTACCATCAGAGGCAAGAAACCCACAGTTAGACAACGGAAACCAAGTAACAGTCACCTTAACTGAGGCCGACGTTACTGCTGATGACTTGAAACTCATTGGGATAAAACGAGCTTATGTTGCCGCGACTGGGAGTTCTGCAGCTAATTTAACATTCGAGATGTTAAAAGATGAATTTGGAAAAGATAAAGCGTTGAAAATGATTCAAGGGGCAAGGGGCACAAACTAATGCAAAATATGACAGCATTACAAATGCAGGAACTTCTCGCAAAGAGAAAGCAACAAGACATACAAACGCAAAAACAACAGCAACAAGCGTCTTCTGAAATGATCCAGCGATTGCCTGAACAGAAACAAGATTTGGTTTCTGCCATGAAAACCGACGTGCCCTCTTTTGCCGACATTGAACAACGAGGAAAACCTGAAGCTGAAGACCCGTTTCCGGCGTTGAAAAAAAACGTATTTGGTTTGCCAAAGATAACCCGTGTGTTTAACAAGGAGCTTGGTTCATTTAATATAGCGGGCATAGATACAAGTTTAGGGGGAATACAGTTAAAATCTGGAGCGTTTGCAAATGTTGAAAACATGTCCAAATTTACCCCGGAAATAAAGATGAGAGACTTGTACGATTTTACTCAAGACGATGTGAAATCATTGTGGCAAGATGACGTGACTGCTGTGTTTAGAACTGACGGATCTCGTTTACCATTCACCGGACAGTTAGCGTGGGAAGAAAAAACAAAACGAGCCGACATGTTCGGCGCAACGATGATTGAAATCGGCGGTGACGGCGGTACAGTTGCACCTGTACCCTACAACAAATACATACTTAATCAAATAACAATGGAAGATCGTCCGGTTTCATTTTTAATTCCTAAACTATTAAGTGAACGTTCTGCTGGCACCAAAAACTATGAAATACAAACAAGGATGTTGTCTGATTTATCAGAAGAAGAATTGTATGACTTTTTAAACAGAAATTCTATACTTGGTTCTTTTAACGTATCAGGACGTGATATATCAGGAATGCCTGTGGGAGAGGATGAAAGAAAGCAAGTATATGCAAACATTGTAAATATGCGTTTAATACGAGCGGGAATGATAGATCCTCGTAAACGGGCTAATATGATACAGTACGCTGTTAGTGCTCCGGGTATGGGCGACTTGGAAAAAATAATGTCTGCTGGTATAGAAGCAAATGTTAAATTCCCCATATCTGTGCCTATGTACTTTGCTGGTGAGACATTAGACTTACTTGATGAATTTGGAAGAGCGTTCGGGGCTGGCGAAGACAATGAAGATCTTTACTTTGATATAAGAAGCAGTGAAAAGAGACAAACTATACTTGATGATGCGTTTGGTAACTTTAGCGAAAGACTTATAGCACGTATGGCACAAAGAGGAATCACCATATCTCTTGCAGATGCAGAGGCATATGCCAGCACAATGACGGGTGCTATTCCACGAATGGCTAAAATCGCTGCTGAAATACTACCACTTAGCAGAGCTTTACTTGTACGAGAAGGCATCAAGTCAGAAAAAGAAATAAATCTATTTGATGCATGGTTCAGAGGTAAACTTGAAAGAGGTGAGGATGTTACAGATGTAAATTCTGTTGTCCAACAATGGGCGTATTTACGATCTTCAAAAGAAATAAAAGATGCTGGTGGTAACGTTGTAGGCAGACAAGATCGGGCGTTTAGAAGAATTAGGGAAAGCTTAATAACTCAAAAAATAAGACAAGGCATACAACAGAGAGAGGCAAAGGCACCACCTGAATTGAGACAGGAAATAATAACACAAAAGAAATACATACAGCGTTTAGAAGCTCGACAAAGGACTGTGCAAAACAGAATAGACTCTGGCAAGGAAGTTACAACTGAAGACTATGAATTGAACAATCAGTTGTTACGGTCCATAGAGTTGGAAAATCATAGATTGACTGCACGATCATTTGTAGCAGCAGACGCTGCAAAAAGTCGTCGATTAAGAACTCCTCTTGGGGGAGCGGGTATCATAGAGACATCAGGTGTGCCTAGATATATGACCGACTGGAAGAAAATGGATACTTTTATGATAATTGGCGCAGGAACATTGGGACAAGCGTTCCAACTAAACCTTGATGATGAAGAAGCCTCACTGTTATCAAGCTCCCCTATGGGAGAAGCAGCAGGTCTTGTTGCAGCGATAGCTACGGATATAATGTTCCGAAGCAAAAATGCAGCGGCAACATTCTTGAAGACATCTCCTATGTTTGGTAAGTTCAATAAAGAGGCCCACAAAAAATATCTACTGGACATGATTGCTAATTATTCTCCTGAACTTCAAGAAGCATTGAGATTGAAGGCAATGGAGATTGATGAAATATACACGCCACTAATAGAGGCGGGAATGAATGAGCAAGTCATATCCATGAGTTTTGCACAAATTGCTCAACTGACAAGGCTGCAGGTTTTGGAAGATCAGTTGCGACTTTCAATAAGCACGGGTAGCATAAGAAAAGGTGACGAATTTGCCGCTGAACTTGATGCTATTTCTAATCAAAAAACTGAACTGGTAGAGCAATTACGGGGAGTTCTGTATGGTCTTGGAGAAGTAGAATCAAACACACCAAAAGCAGATTTTCTCAAGCTGATAGATTCAGCTATAAACGGTTATGAAGCTTCTAATTTAAATTTGGAAAAAGCAATAAACATAGTTAACGAACAAGGAGTTCAATTCTTCATAGACAATGCAAAAGGTAACACTGCATCAGTTGTGGCAAAAACTTTGAACAATGTTGAAATGCCAGAGTCTTTAGAAGCTGCTCTTAAAGTGCTTCAAAAACACAATATACAGGTCAACCTAAACCTACCCGCTTATGAGTTTGAACCATTGGTTACCAGAGTCGGAGAAAAGGTTGCAAATGACGTTTCCTTTTTAGCAAGAAGAATAACTAGTCAGCTAGGCAGTTTTGAACATGCAAAGTTAAAAACAAAAGAATTTAGAGACACAGAGTTTCCAAATGGTGTCATAGCACGTGGAGCAAGAGATCCTTCATCAATTCAAAGTGCTGCAACTCCCGGAGATCTCATATCAATTACCTTTGAAGCAAAACACTCTGTAGATAGAGCAGTCGTGTCAAAAGGCTATGAAAGCATGGGCACTGGAACAAGAGGAGTTACATTTTATTCGGGTGATAACAATCAGCCAGTAGCTAAAGGAGCTTTAAGCGTAGACATTTCTGACATTTTCAAGTCAGCGTTTACTACTACGACTGAAGCTGGTGTTATTCAAATGAGACTTGCACGGGGTGAGGGGTTGACTACTGGCGTTAGTGTAAAACAACAGCAAATATTTGAGGAAATATCTAACCCGTTCTTCCTTAGTATAGCAGATGAAGGTGACAGCATAGAGGATACAGTCAATAAACTTGCTAAAAGCTACGGCATAAAAAAAACTAAAGGTGAGAGCCTACAGTTACAGGTCATCAATGCTATCCTCGACGAAAACTCTGACGTAAAGACAGACATATTTATGGTATCTTCTAACCAAATCATTGAACTAGAGAAGACATTACGATCTATTGCTTACACTAAGAAACTAGAAAAGCTGCCTGATCAAAAACTAAAGTATGATGATCTTGCAAAACTAACTGCATCGAAACTAGATAATATGGTCATCGTGGGAGAAGATGGCACACAGATTCCGTTTGGTGATTTGAAAATAAGATTCGTAGATTCCGATGGTCGTGAAATGTATGTACCTGTCAGTCAACACTTGAGAAATACAAACTTACAATATGCGGATTACAAAGCACGTTGGTTTGATAAAGTTGGAGGCAATCCGATACCAAACATGATGAGTTGGAACAACAGGGTTGTTAAAGATGTTACTACAGATAACGTAACAGGTATTGAATACGACATAAACCCTATACTATGGTACAATCCTGAAACACTGATAAACAAATCTGTTGATGAACTGATACCAGACTTTAAATCCCTAGCAGCAGCTATTGGAAAACAAGTTACATTACCGGGAGAATTAAAACCTCAATACGTGCTGCCGGAAGGTGATCCATTTACGGATGCATTTGTAGCGCAATTTAAAGCACAAGTTGCAAGATACTTAATTACACAGAACCAAAACTTGAGTTTAGGAGAAGCTATGGAAAAATTCTCTAAACTAGACGAAGTGTTCGTTACTATGGGTGCAGACGGTAAAATGAAACCCATGATAAACATAGCGGAAGTATTCGACAACTCCCATCCGGCATTTCATCCAAAGTCAATTGGACAGGCTCGTTTTGATCAAGAAATAGAAAGTGCACGACTTGCTATAAAAAAAGCTATGGATGAACAGCTAGAGCCAGCAAGGGCTGCGATAAGAAACGCAAAGCTTGCTGTTACTGTCCTCAAAAGGTATGCTCCGGGAGTAAGGAAAGAGTCTGATATAGCTCCTAATCTTTTAGACATGGGGCAAATAGAAATAAATAAGGTAAAGAATGCTCTTAAAAAAGAAGGTAACTTAACTGATGAACAAGTAGATGATGCATTAGCAAGCATATATCTTGACAGTATGCAAAACTTATTTAAATTTACCGGAAAAACACGTCATAGTGCTTTAAACAAAGTGAAACCAACGCTTACAAAAGAGTATGATGTACAAATGCGTGAGTTTTACAAGATGCTTGGTGATGGTGATCCTGAAAAAGTAGCCACAGTAAAAGCGTTGATAGGTAATGAAAAGTATGACATATGGTTTGCAGCGTACAGGGCGTTATCGAAAGAAGAAGGAAGTCCAGCGTTCAGAGCAGGATTAACAGGTGTGCCACGAACTTTAAGTCCTGAATCATATGCAAGTAGACTGTACGCTTGGCAAAGAGGTGCCGTTGGTCTTCGATGGATTGGAACCGAAAGCATCATTCAAGCTGCACGACTCAAGAACTTTAATATGTTGAAGGCTGCTTTAACAGATCCCGAAATGGGAAGGTACTTTATTGAGTTAGTTAGAACAGGAAAGCCGTTCAGTGCAGACCGTGAGCCACAATTTAGAAAAGCTTTACTAAGATCTGTTGCTGCACAAGGAATAATCCTAGAAGACCTGCAACTTGAAGAAACGTTCCAAGATAAGTTTGGGAGAGATTATGTCTTAAATCCATCCTACGACACCCTTCTTAGAAAAGAAGGCAGTAAAAAAGTCCCTGTAAAGACATTTAAGTCAGTCAAGGACTTTAAAAAGAATATACCCACTCAACCTTCAGGGTTTAGTGTATTTGATATAACTCCTACAATAGAGGAATAGTGAGATGAAACAATATAACAATGGTCAGCGTAAAGCCATGTCATATGGGGGTATGCCAATGCGTAAACCCATGATGAAAGGCGGTATAGCAAAGAAAAAGCCCCGCAAGAAAATGCAAATGGGGGGTATGTCTGCCACACAACAGCAGCAGAATATGCAACAGAATATGATGCCAATGACATCTGGGCAGATGAATCAGATGCAAACCGACATGATGCAGACTCCTAAGTTGCGGATGTCAAAAGGTGGAGAGGCATTTGGTATGTTGAGTGTAAAGGCGGGGATAGACAACAACCCGAAACCAACGCAAGCTGATCGCATAGCCGGGGCAACAAAGAACAAGCGTTAGATATACCTGCTCGACTTGTCCATCATTTCATCTCCCATAGACTGCAAATAACGCAACAGGGATGCTACAGAGTGTGAACCTTCATACTCCGGCATCCCTTTGTTCATGGTAGATTCAAACTCTTCAGGTGGCACACCATCCCAAGTCAGTTCGATGTTTCCATCTTGATTCAGATACACTGTGAATTGAAATAGATTAGCTTTGTGCTTCTTTGACACTATCTAGCTCCTGTATAGCTAGGTTATAGCAGTCGGCTTTAAAAACAAAACCGTTGGCAGGATCAACATCTCCTGTCCTGTATCGTGTCGCTTTCTTGTAAAACTCTGGCTTGGCTATCTCACCAAGTATCCACGCTTTACTGTGGTCGGTAAGTATGCGAACAAACACATAGCTGTCGCAATCCTGTTTGGTTCCGTGTGCTGCAACAGAACAATCGTAGTTTGGTGAGGGTGTGGTGTTGCACCGCTTGGTCTTCACATCCACACGCCGTTCGTCAACTAAGATATCAAAGTCCTTGCTGTTGGCCTCTGTGCCGCCTGTGTAGTCCTCTACAATAATCTCGCCTATAGCACCCACCACATTAGATAGACTGCCCGTTATGCTGCCCTGTAGTACCCCTACAGTGGCGGCTTTCTTTTTGGCACGGGCAATAATCTCAGGTGTTATCTTGATCTGTATCATGCCACATTCAAATCCACCACTTCACACACCCCAGCAGTACAGGCAAGCTCACGTGATCCACTCGTGTTATCTTCTTTTTCAAACTCTGTTAGTTTGTTCCAGTCGATGGTTATGGTGCTGTACATCTGTTTCCACTCATTATACTCATCAGGTTCGATATCCTGATATGGTGCCTGTTGATACGTGTGATCACTGTAAGGAAGGAACGACACGCCTGATGCCACATCAAAGTTGTCATACACCCACGCACCAACTTCCATCCACTCATGTTCCTTCACAGTCACTGTGATAGATGGTTTGTGCTCACACCAATGCACAGCGTAGGTTTTCCATAGTTCTAGCTGTTGTATAGCCGTAGTTTGTGTTCGTGTAACCGCACCCTGTGGAGATTTCATAGGAAACGAAAACACAGTAACACTATCAGGCTTCATCATATCACGTTCATTGTGCACACCCTGTTCAATCAGGAACTGTGTCAAAGGATCTTTGTTATCCCCACGAACTGTGCGAATGAAATAGTCGTTGTGTCGTGCATGAATGCCACTAGCTGCGTCCACGAGTTGAGATACAGTACCCGACGGCTTTACACAGGTGATTGCTGCACTCTGCGGTATTCCAAGCATAAGGGCAAATTTCTCGTTCGTATCCACTGCCTCTTGTCGCATTTCTTCTAGCCAACGTTTGCTGTCTACGTTCTTTGAAAGAACGGGATGATCCATGATACCAGTCAAGGATACGCCTAGCAAGCGTTCTTCTTCTGTATTGTCCTTCCATACTTTCCTCAAATATTTAAAATCTGTTAAGGTAGATTGCAAAGTCCCAAGAATTGTAGCTAAACGAACTTTACGTTTCAGATCATTCAATGAATCGGATTCACGAACTACAACCTCTGACAAGTTACAAAACTGGTAACCACGCAGGATAATTTCTGAACAGGGGTTTGTACCCCACATATGTCCCGTTTCACGCCGTCCATTACGAGCAACCTGTTTGTCTGCTGCCTCACGGTTGAACATACCACGCTCACCAGACTTACTATCATACAATGCAAGCCACTCACGCATGAATGTACCCATCTCAGGTTTTGACTTGTATGCCACAGAATTGTTTGCCAATGCTCGTTGTGGTTCTGTTTCCCACCACTGACCTGACTTAGCATGTGCCATCTGATCATCATTCAAGTTGGACAAGCTAATTAAGGCAGAGCGACGAACACCACCTACAACTACAACCTCACCAACCTTACACATGATGTCGTGACACTCAATCGGAAACAAGCGTCTGCCCTTTGCTTTCTTAAATACTTTGACAGTAAAATCAAACAAATCAAGTAATGGTTGTGGTCCACTTGCACGACCGCCCATAATTTTGAGACGGGCACCAGCTTCACGTATTTCGGATACGTCCCACGTCGGCACTTGTCCTGCGTATAGTAAAGCAATCAATTCCCTCAGTGCTTTTGCCCATCCCGGCTTGCTATCTGCTACCTTAATAACGGTGCTAGAATTATTAAAATTATCAGAAATTACGGGAAGTCTATCAACATTCTCTCTTTCCACACTAAAACCAACACCTGTGCCACACATAAGAATGTACATGCACTCATCAAACGCACGGGGACTATCAACAGGAATATAGCTACAATTGTAGCCACAGATATTGTCACGAGCAAGAGCCGTACCTGCTGTCATCATTGCTCTCATACTTGGCATAACATCTAAGTTCAACACAGCCTCACGTATTTCGTCTGCTGTGTCTTTATCTAACTTAATGTTACACTTTCCTTGAATATGATTATCCATAAAATTAATATATCTATCGACAGTCTCATCCCAGTTTTCACGACGCTCTTCATCATCAAGCCAACGAGCATACCGCGATTTGTGTATAAATTGTTGATAAGATGTTGGTAACATGTTGCTCATGTTTTGTCTCCTTGTGTTTCGATTAGTTTGTTAAGGTACCATTGTGCTTTTTTGAGATCTTCAATTCCGTTTTTGTATCTGTACCGCCAGAGATACTTGATAATGTTTCCTTGCAGGTAGTATTGAAACCCATCGTCTGTCGCCGCCGCGATTGCTTCAATGCACTCGACACCTGCTTGATTGTAGTGTGCCGGATTGTTGACAAGATCTACACCCCCGTATGCTTCTTTACCTGCCTGTTCTGCAAAATCGTAAGATGGTGGGTAGTCCTCTATGTTATCTACATCCATCTTAGATTTCATAAATTTCTCGTGTCTCATTGCTTCTTTCCAAAATCCACTCTAACCACGTTATCCTTAACAAGTTTAACAACATTTTCATCGTCTATATCTTCTTCTTCGATAATCTCTTCTCCTGTTATACGAAACTGGATAGTAGCCAACCCATTATCATATACATCACT